GATCCTAGAAATGTTAAATCTAGAATTAAAGTGTTAAATGATGCAGGTGATGCACCAGACATCAGTAAAGTTAAGGCGTGGGCAATGGCTAATATATCTGATCCTTTAAAAGCTGCTGCCTTTGTAGCTACAGTTAAAGCAGAAACAGGGGAAAGAACATTAATAGAGGAAGGCTATTCTAAAAAGAGAGCCATAGAAGTATTTGTAGATAGAAATTCTGAAGCTGACGGTACACTTGGGCCATTGATGACTGCAAGAAAAGCCGCTATTCAAGCCTTGCCTTCAGATCATTCTGCGGATGATATTTTTGACATAGTATACGGAAACCGTTTAGGAAATGATCAACCCAGCGATGGTAGTAAGTATAAAGGCAGGGGTTTAATTCAACTTACAGGCAAAAGTAATTATAAAGCAGTAGGTGATATAATAGGCGTAGACCTTGTTTCAAATCCAGAGTTAATTAATGAGCCTGAGTATGCAGCCGCTGCTGCTATGGCTTACCTCAGTTTACCAGGTAAAGATTTCTTTGCTAAAGATGTAACACAGGCCAGCCTTGCAGCAACTGTAGGTCATTCGGGTGGTACAGCAGAAGCTAGGAAACGTTTTAAAGAAGCAGAACGTCTGTTAAAAGAAATGTATCCATAATGTTTGGTCTTCCTCTAGAACTGATCACCATGCTCTTCTCTACCATACTAGGTGGGGTGATGTCTATATGGGGTCAGTCTAATAAATCTAAGGCTGAGCAGAACAAGATGCTACTATCTAGGGCTAACTTCCAAGCTGAACAAGTTAATGCTGCACGTGACGCAGGTAAGACTGACTCACACTTTGCTTGGACACGTAGGCTCATAGCATTATCTGCTGTGTTCTCTATTATTGTCTTGCCAAAGGTAGTGGCAGTGTGGTATCCTGAGGTCAACGTTATCGTAGGCTACACTGAGGTACAGGGTGGCTTTACTAACTGGTTGTTTGGCCCAGAAGAAGCAATAAAATGGATAACAGCTAAAGGCTTTGTAATAACTCCACTAGATACACATATAGTATCCGCAATCATAGGTCTGTACTTTGGTGCAGGCTTCACTAAATAGTAAGGTAAAGTAATATGGCAATGCTGGCTCCCATCCCCGGTCAATCTCTCACAGACGAACCCAACAACTTTGCTTGGGAAAGACCTCCTGAGATTTCAGATCCTAATGAAGCTTTTAGATTTCACATGGACCGCCTGTCTGAGAAGCCTGTTGCTGAGTCTGTGCTATTTCTTATGGAGTATGGATACCCAGTAGATGTTCTTACACGCAGTATGCTTACCTCTGCTGTGAGTGAGGGCATTCATTCAATTGATGTTAGCCTAATACTCTCACCTGTTATTGAGGAAGAGATGAGCTACATGGCTCGTACTGCTGGCATTGAATACAAGGATACCTTTACTGCAGACAAGACTGACGATGAGTTGCAAGAAGAAAAACTTCGTTCCTTAATACTCAAGAAGTTAGATGACAATCTAGGCAAAGGTGACGATGAGTTTGCACGTCAGACTTTAGGTGCACTAGGCTCAGCTGGCGAGGATGACTTGGAAGCAATGCAAAATAGTATGTCACCAGAGCAAGAGGGTGAGCAACAAAAGCTTATGGATTCAAGCTCTGCTGAGCAAGGTATGGTTGATGAGATGGAATCTATGGGTGAAGAAACCCCGGCCCAAACAGTGGGTGGTATGGGCTTAATGAGTAGGGGTATATAATATGAGTTTTGCAACAGGCTTTTTTAATTCAAGTAAGAATTTCTTAGATACTCAAGCAGCTTACATAACAAACAAGCGTGCAAAAGACCGTGACTTCCTGATGACGTATGGCGTACAGGCAGTGACGGGTGCTAAAACTAAAGTTAATAATATTGTTAACATAGGCATGGAACTTGAGACCATGGGTTTGAAGGCTGAAAATATCAACTACATTGTTGAGACTTCAGGCCCAGCTGGTTTAGAATCTCTATATTCTCGTGTTAAAGGTATGACACCAAGTCAGTTATCTGCGTCTGAGTTTAATAAGATGGTTGAGAAAGCTGACGACTATAAGAGTTCTGGACAGACTTACCAGCAGAACATTGAGAGGACGTTTGGTTTATATAAGAATGCAGCTACAGATGATCCTGCTGAGAATGAAAAGGCAAGCTTCTGGTCATCCTTTGGCTTTGATCCTAACGCATCTGACAGGGCGCTAGATGAGATGTACATTGACGGGTACTCTGGACGTGACATAAAACGCATCATGGGTACAGCCCCTTCAGGTATGCAAGCCCCTTTGAGTGTAGACTTTAGTAGGCTCCCTACTCAATACTCAGAGACAGCCTACATTAGAATGGCACAGTATTCTAATACTCAGTCTTTAGCAAAGGCGCAAACAGTACTAGAGGGTATAGCTAAGACAGGTGATCAGATTGCGGAGCTACAAAGAAAAGGCGGTAAGCCTCTAGCAGATTACAATACTCTTCAGGCTGCAATCAAAGCTGAAAAGTATGACGTAATAAGGTCTATGATACCCTCCATTGGGAATGATATGCTAGAGTATGACGCCTCAACCAATGGTGGCCTGAGTAAGAACCCTCATTTCAATTACCAGCCCGGCGTTAAGCAGTTCTTCTTTGACGAAAGACAGAAGAGAGAGGGTGGCCCTGAGTTTATGCAAGCATCCTACTCATCCCTATTAGTTAAGTACCCTGAGGCTATACCTCTTAAAGCTTTTAAGTCCTATGATACATTGGCTGATGCAAAAGCGTCAGGAGATTCTTTCTTTATATTAAAGGGCGCTCCAACAGTATCTGATTTCTATAAAAATAACAGAGATCCAGAAAACCCCAATCCTTCACTTAGACCTACTGGACAACAACCTGTCTCAACCCCAGAAGTTATTATGCAAACGCTTGATGAAGATGGCCGTATAGAAAAGCCTCTTTCATCACAGATGTTGGACTTAAATATTGCAGATAAGGTTGAAGATAATCCAATCCTTTCTGGCTGGACAAGGCTAGGTGACAATGCAGTAAAAGATTTTGATGATAACTATAATGCTGAGTTTCAAAAGAGAGAAGCTAGTAATACTGTGAACCCAGATGGATCATTTGAAGAGGCCTATGATGTAGCAGGTACTAGCCTAAATGACATGCTAGAAACAGTAAACAATTATCTTGTAGCAGATGCCACTGGTGCGTCTGACGCTAAACGTAAAGAGTTAGCAGATAAAATAGCTGTAGATATAGAGGCTGCCCCAGAACAAGTACAAACTATAATGATGGACTTAATAGATAAGTTAGAGAACTCAGAGTTCCCAGCTGCATCCCCTGAAATATCTGCAGGGCCAAAGTCTATGCAGGATCAACGTGATAATAATAAGGAAACAGGTGATAGGATAATTAGTAATATCACAGGCTGGGTAAAAGATGCCTTTGCCGGGAGAGATGATTCAAATGATTTCCTTGTTCACATCCCCGCACTGGCAAAGCTAAACTCTGCTGGAGTTCCACCAGCCCAGAAGCAATACTTACAAGTAGACGCAGAAACAATAGAGTTACTTAAAAGAGTAGCTCCTGAACTTCTTAGTAATACAGATGCTTTTGTTGAAAAGTTTAATTCACCAGAACAAACTGCTGCCAATCTTCAGCCTTATCAAATACAAGACACAAGCTTAAATAGAAATAAGAGGCAGCTGATGGATAAGTTACGCGAATTAGGATATGAGGTTGATTAATGGCTGAGTTTGGGTATGAGTCTTTTTATCCTGCTAGTGAGGATGATGGAGAAGAGTTTGGGTATGAGTCTTTCTATCCTGCTGGTCAGGAAGAAGAGGTGTCTGATTTTAAATATGAAAGCTTCGGCCCTCTTAATGAAGAGATTTCTACTAAGGCTGCAGTTGAAGCCCTACCAGATGCTGAGACTATCAATGACCTGATGACCGACAGTAACTTTGCTGTAGTCGGACAGTATATGGATCAACGTTTTGGTATGAGAGAATCAGATCACAACCGTGAGAAGATTGTAGATTCTTTTGTTAACCACATGCGTAAGTTTAACTTTGGTCAGTCTGTAACAACAGTCACAGAGTTAGCCTATCTTAATAGTACAGGTGATGACGAGGCTAAGAAAATAGGTGCAGGTCAGGCATACAATCTATTTGATAACATGAAGAATGCTTTCTCTGAAGAGTATACCTTTGGTCAGAAGGCTGATGCTGTAGGTGACTATGCTCGTGCTCTTATAATTGATCCTGTTAACATAGTATCTCTAGGATTTGGTAAACTTATTACAGGGGGTGCGACTAAGGTTGCAGCACAGCTGGCTAAAGAAACAGTAAAGACACTTGTAGCTAAAGAGCTAGGCAAAAAGACTATAAAAGGTGCACTCAACCCAGCGCAGCAAGTACAAGCTAACATAATTGAACAGAGAGTAATTGGTCAGATCATTAAGGGCCAGCCTATTAAAGGTATATCTGGCAAGAAAGGTTCCGCTGTTTCTAAGGATGCCTTTAGTAAAGGTATGAAGACTTTAGCACGTAAAGAGATAGCTCTTACAGCTGCCTTTGATAGTGCTGCTGCAGTTGCTGTTGATTCTGTATATCAAAGAGCACGGATGAACGCCCTTGTATCAGAGGGTAAATCTGTCCAAGATAACTTTAGTGTAGCACAGTCTGCACTTACTGGGATATCTGGTGTATTTGGCGGCTCCTTAGCATACGGATTTAATCTGCTGAATAAGTCCCCTCATAGCCAAGCAACCCTACCTTTATTTATAGAAGCACATGACAATGCAATCTCATTAGATATTGCTGCTGAGGCTTTGGCTAAAACTGAACGTAAGAAGAGCAACAAAGCAGCCATTAAAGCATTGGACTCTGCGGCTCTTACGAAAGCCATAAAGAAAAGTACTACTAATGCAAAGAGGTGGGCAGATAAAGTAGACATGGGAGACACTCTCATTCGTATGTCAGATGAGGCAGCTGCTGACCCTCGTAGAGATGATTTACTAGCTGCATTCTTTCACGGCATAGACGATAGCAATGCTAAATTCAAAGGGCTTAAGGGTATCTTTGAAGACTTTGGTATTAAGTTATCAAATGAAGATGACAAATTCCAAAACTTTACAGACTTCTTAACAGAGACTATAGATGCCTTACCTACTCAAGCCAAGTCTGAAGTGGAAGCATTGTATAATATTACTATGAAAAAACTTCCTGAGTTTTCAAAGCTAAAATTAAAAGGTGGCATGTATGCATTGTCTAGTATGTCTGCTAAGTGGGGGCGTGATGGGCAAATACTTTCTAGTCTTAAGCGAGACTTAAAGCTATCGCCAGATGGCATGACAGCAGTACAAAGATTAAATACAATGGTAGAGGATGTTACTGATGCACCTACTAAGAGTACAGCAGAAGCCTTTAGGGCTGGTGTAAAAGAAAAAGGCATGGGTCTACAGCAGAACCTAATTCGTATGTTGATTACACACCCCGGTACAACAGCACTTAACGTTGTTGGTTGGGGTAATGCTTCCGCTATGACATCTGTAGGGGATATGATTAGAGGGGCGTTGTATGGAGGACGTGCTCTAGGTGAGTTGGCTATTGGACGTAATACTAAAGCATCAGAATTTGCTACAAAATCAAAGCTCATGTACTCCCTTCAGCGTCAGAAGTTTACAAACTTAGTAAGCCCCTACGCTACAAAGCAAGCAGCTTTCTCTTATCTATCAGCAAATCCTAAGGCGCAGAAAGAATTATTCCGTTACATGTCTGGCGGCATTGAGCTTGATGACGTGTATAAAAACTTAGGCTTTGATATGTCTGATGTAAATAAGCCCGGCGGTTTTGAAAAGGTCATGGACTTTGCACAGACTATGTACGGTGTTAAGGCTCAGGACATGTTCACTAAGTCCCAAGAGTTTATGTACGCCATAGATAAACAGATTCGTATAAACTATAATATGTCCTACTCAGAATTTATACAAGACCCTAACTTATTTAAGAACTTAAAGGGTGACGAATACGCTGCACTGCAAGCCACAGCTGTTGAGGATGCACTAAGATCTGTGTACGCTAAGTCATATGGCGGTGACCGTACAAAGGCAGCTAAAGGTTTTGAATATTTTGCACGTCCTATAGAAGACATACGAAAGGTTCCTGTCTTTGGAGCTATGGTTCCTTTTGGGCAATTCTTTAACAACACCTTGGGTCATTTCCTTGATCACTCAGGTATAAGTTTTGTACATAAGTATGCAGCTGGTACTACCCGTGACCCTTTAGAATTAGCTATCAAAAGCTCCGTAGGTCTTGGTCTGATTGGTGTCACAGCTGCACGTGAATATAAGAACATGGAAGAAGGCTTGGCTTTGTTTGATGAACGGGGTTCAGATGGTGCGATACGTAACCGCATGTATGACTTCCCGTACAGCTACTATAAAGCTATGGGACGTGTAGGCGCTCACATGGTTAGGGATGGTGGTGCTCCTCCTGATATGTGGAGAGAAATTGTAACTGTATTCGGACCTAAAAATCTAACACGTCAGCTAGGTGACTCAGCTAAGATGTCCTATGATTTATTTGCAGACCTTATAACAGGGGATATGGATGAGCCAATTAGAGATCAACTAATTAAAGTTGTACAAGATACAGGCTCTATGTATATCAGTGGATTATCAAGACCATTTGATCCTGTTAATCAGATCGTAGGTTTAGCTAGAGGGGAAGACTTCATACCACCTGATCGTAAGCAAGGCTCAGAGTTTATAAACAAGTCTACTCGTTATGTAGATCAAATCTTTTCAGAACTATTACCTGAACAAAAAGAAAAGTTTAATGCACTAACTGATCAGCCTACACCAACAGGCATAGGACGTATTACTGGTTATAGGGAAGTGTCGGGTCAGACATCTATTCAACGTATGTATAATGAGATAGGTATGCCTCAATGGCGTACTAACATAAAGTCTTTTATCCCAGAGGTAAGGAACGACATCAATAAATATGTGTTTGGATTCTTAGAAGCTAATGCTGAGAAGACGGTAAACAGTTATGAGTGGAAAAATAATGGTGTGAAAGAACGAAAGGCAATGCTTGCTGATGTACTTAAACGTTCCAAGAAGACTACTATGGATATACTTGAGAATAGTATTGACCCTAATGACAGGAAGACCCTTAAGCTTTATAATATAAGTAAGGGTGGCAAAGGTTCTACTAAGTCTGATGTAACTAAGGCAATGAAGAAATTAAATCTAGACATGGAGGTAACAGATCTAGATGACAATCAATTAGATTTCTTAATACTATACTTAGATGCTGTTAAGGATGACCTATCTAGTGTAGTCTCTGGTTCCAATAGGTAAGCTAAACAAAAGAAGGGGCGACACTAAGCCGCCCTTTCTAGTATTACTTAAGTCCATGCTTCTCTGCTGAACGTCTAGCCCATAGCAGGGCAGTAGTGAGGTGTTGCTTAGCTATCTCTAGCTCCTCAGTTTCCCAGAGGTTATTGTTGACGAACTCTTCTGTCCAAGTGAAGTGATCCAGTAGGCCTTCATCAAACACACGCCTCTTGCTATCTAAGTGGTCTTGTGCTTCTTGTTGTAGTTTCATTAGATAGGTCTCTCTGATTGAAAGCTCTCTAGGCTTTTTATTATAGTACTCTTAGTAGCCTCACATACAGAGGCATGTTTACTACGATTCTCATATGCAGTTATAACTTGTAGGTTACCTGACCAGTGAGGTCCACCATCATTTAGAGGCCACATATGATCTACGTGGTGTTGTACTCCTGTTGCTTGGGTTAGAATGATACTTAGTTTGTACGTCTGCAATAGACGTTGTTTCTCCTGAGGGCAGTCACGCAGGTGTATGGGTATCAGCTTTTGCTTTAAGGCCCTGCGCCTAGAGTCACAAGCACGAAAAATATTTTTGTTAGCTTGGTAGTAGCCTTTTCGCTGGGCAACTATAGCTGCTTTGTTTGCTTCTTTGTAAGCTTTGTGATTGGTACGTCTCTTATCTTTGTTGGTTGCATTGTAAACTTTATAATAAGCTGCTATCTTCTCTTTGTTAGCTTGGTAGTAAGCTTTATTATAAGCTGCTATCTCCTCTTTGTAAGCTTCTCTGTAAGCTTTTCTGTAAGCTTTTCTGCCTTTATCGTAAGCTGCTTTCTTTTCTTTCTTAGCTTTACCATCCTTAGCTAAGCTATCAAATAAGTCTAATTGTTTCATACTAATTCCTTAAGTAAGCAGTTTAGTCACATGCTTAGGTGTTAAGTTTAGGTAGCTATGTAAGTAATGACAGGAATAATTACTTCTTCAAGTAAAGTCCCTGTAAATATTGTCATTACTGGTACTACGATAAGTGCTGATAGAAAAGTCATGTTGTATTTCCTTTATACTAAGTCTACGATTTCACAGGAATCACCAGAACACGCTAGTGTCTGACTCCCTGCAGTGTTGTCTTCCTTCTCATAGTTTGCTAGGTCTTCCCAATCAATCTTATCTGGCATAAGAGATAGCAGTTCGTGGTAGTCGTGCTTACCACAGTCTTGGTAAGGTGCTTGCTGGTATGTATGCTCATTGAAGGGCAAGAAAGATACACCCGACATCTCATCAAAGTACTTGTATACAAAAGCACCCACTTCAAACCATTCATCAGAACGTACATTTATAGTTACGCTAGGCTTATGTTCGCACCAATGCCGTTGATACATGAGCCACATCTCTAGCTGCTCAATAGCTGTAGTATCTTTGGTACACACTGCGCCTTCAGGAGCCTTCTGAGGGAAGCTAAACACTGTAGTCTGGTCTGGCTTCATTACGTCTGGCGCATTAGGTATCTTCTGATCCTTCATAAACTGTGTCAGTGGATCTTTATTGTCACCACGTACAGTACGAATATAATAGGGTGAGTGACGAGAGTGAATACCAGAGGCGGAATCAACCAGTTGTGATACCGTCCCGGAAGGCTTAACACATGTGATAGCAGTAGAGACAGGGATGCCAAGGCGCTCAGCCCACTCAGCATTAGTAGCCACGGCGACAGACTTAAGATGCTCAAGTGTTTTCTCCAATCCAGAGTTCTTAGTTGTGAGTAATGGGTTATCCATTATCCCCGTGAGAGACACACCCAACAGTCGTTCCTCTTCGGTATTTCGCTGCCACATCTTTCGCAGATAGGGGAACTTTGTGTAGGTAGATTGTACTGTACCCAAGATTGTAGCAATGCGTACTTTCTTTTCAAGTGAATCAATAGTGTCTGTCGCACGTACTACTACCTCTGTTAAATTGCACACCTGACCACTGCGTAGTATGATCTCGCTGCAAGGGTTAGTGCCGAAGTCATGGTCTGCATCACGCCTACCATTCTTAGCTGCTTGCTTCTTAGCTGCCTCACGGTTGAAGATACCACGCTCACCTGAGCCTGACTCAACCAAGGCCATCCACTCACGCATGAATGATAGACTGTCAGGCTTCTCAGAGTATGCTACTGAGTTGTTAGCCAAGGCACGATGCGGGTTGTTGTCCCACCATGCACCAGACTTAGCTGTACGCATACGGTCATCACTAAGATTACTCAATGATATCATAGCACTACGGCGTACACCGCCCACCACTACTACTTCACCTATCTTACACATGATGTCGTGGCACTCAATGGAGCTAAGCCTTCTACCTTGAGCACCCCTAAATGTATTGATGGTAAAGTTAAACAAGTCAATCAGTGGCGCTGGGCCTGATGCCCTACCTCCGAATGTCTTGAGCCTTGCACCAGCTGGGCGTACTCTACTCACGTCCCACGTAGGTATCTCACCACTGTACAGTAGCGCAATCACTTGACGTAGAGCCTTTGACCAACCTTCTTTGCTGTCCTTAACAACTATGTTAGTCTCACTGCTAAACAACTCAGGTACTTCAGGTAGCTTCTGAACGTACTGACGCTCAACACTGAAGCCTACCCCAGTACCACACATGAGAACGTGCATAGCTTCATCAAATGCTACGATGTTATCTACTGCAATGTATGAGCAGTTGTACATGCTAATGTTATCTCTCATAGCTGCAGGACCAGCTGTCATGAGGCTACGCATAGAAGGCATTACCTCTAGTGATAGTATAGCTTCTTCAATCTCCTTGATGTACGTGTCTGTGCCAGCCACAGGGTATACAATGTTTTCCATGTAGCGTGATACTGTCTCGCCCCAAGTCTCACGCCTTCCTTCCTTGTCCAGCCATCGTGCATAGCGGGACTTGTGTATAAATGATTGGTAATCTGTAGGTAGATAGTTGTTCATCTGTTGTCCCCTGATCCTTGTAATACGCCACGCTTTTTGCGACTGTTTAGTTTCTTCATGTTTAAATTAGCTACCTTCTCTAGTGTACTACCGTAGAAGTTTGCACATGCTGCAACATAAAACAGTACGTCACCTAGTTCTTTTATCATACCTTCTTTGTCTAGTACAGCCCCATCTCGTAAGCTCTTCTTTAATTTCTCAGCTACTTCACCAGCCTCTCCTACAAGACCTAAGATATTCTCTACCTGCCTTGTCATGCCCTTAGTTATTATCTTGCCCTCAACCCACTGACTGTAAGCAGCTAGGTCATTCTTAGGTATACCATCCTCATTAAACTTGTCATTGTATTCTTCTATGTCTGTCTTGTACCGTATAGAATCAATGTCTTCTTGTGTAATCATAAGTCTCTTTCCTTTACTAAGATGTTCTGTACAGCAACGTCATCTATATCATAGAACGTGTCAGTTACAAGATCACTAACGTCATCCGTATGTGCGTCTTCATACGATCCTAATATATTATTAGCTTCATCAATGTGAAGTAAGAACGTGACGCTAAAAGTCTTGCCCTTCATTTGTGTTTCTCCGCTAGTGCTTCATTCATTTTATTTAAGTACCATGCAGCTTTCAACATATCTTCTGCTGGCTTCTGCTTGTAACGGTAGCGGTGCTGATACTTGATCATGTTGCCATGGCAGTAAGCAATGAACCCATCCAAGCCTACTACCTGTTTGATATAGTCAATACATTCTAGACCTCCCATGTTGTAGTGGGCTGGACGATCTACTGGATCAAACTTAGTCATGCGTTACCCTTTGTTTTTGTATACTCGTTGAAGTTTACTACCTCACCCTTGGTATTTTGTAAAGGCTTATCTTCCTTATTACGGTTATTAATTTGCTTCATCATCATCTCGTAACGGTGATCATTTACCCTATTAAATATCTCCTCATCCTTCTCCATCAAATCTAAGAAGGCACTACATAGAGTAGCTACGTAAACTAAGTCACTAAGAACATCATCAGAGTAACAGAAGTTATCACCTACTGCTATGCCTGTACCTACACTACCATCCCATTCATCCATGTCCTCACTGTTTATTGGGCGTATAATAAAAGCAACTTCATCGTCTGCTAATTCATATGGCATGTTACTTCCTTCTCTCTTTCTTTAATGGTATACGATCTGCCTTAATGATATCTCCTTTTTCCTCAAGCCATGCCTCAGGTATAACTCTGTTTGCCCAGAGGAAGTCATGCTTATCACACCACCCTGAGTACTTAGACTTAGCTCCCTTGTACAGCTTAGCATAGGCGTTGCTGAATACAAACCTAATGTCTAACTCAGGGTGCTGCTTACGGACTTCTAAATGCTTGTTTCTGTCTTCAGAATCAAAGATACCTTTTGTCTCAATTAGTATACCATTGTCTAGCTGGAAGTCAGGCGTGTAGGTGCGATAGCGTAAGTCTTCCCACTCTATCTTCAGCTGCTCATAACGTACAGCCTTTTGACACCCAGATAGTATAAGAGCAGTACTTTTTTCTAGACCACTCCTATACTTACCTTTAGCGTGATACCTTTTAGATTGTTGCATCAGCTGGTTCATTGTTGCTTGTTAGTGATGCCTTCAAAGTATTAACCAGCCTGTCACCCTGAGCATTCACACAGTACAGCTGGTACTCAAGGCTACCCTTAGAGCTACCATTAAGCTGGATCTCTTTCATTACTGCTGATTGATCAGTTGTAAAGTCATCTGTGTCATAATCAATATCATCTAGTGTAACTTTAGTCATGTACGTTTATCCTTCTACGTAAGTATATTCTATTAACGGGGGTAGTTTTGATCCTGAGTACACCTTAGATGGTAGCTCTTGTAACTCAGGCCAGCACTTCTTCTTATGGTCACACCACGAGCATGTCTTGCATAGCTTCATGTTGCCGCTTGCTTTCTTCCTAAACGTTTCTGGCTCAGCCGTAAAGCATCTCTCAAAGGGTTCATCATTATTGATGTAGTCTACTGTACCTTTGATAGTCTCCATTACCTCCTCTACATTAGCTGTCTCAGCTGATACATATTTGAACTGACCATTAACTTTGTTGACCACCCACCATCCACCGACACCCTTGTCTGCTGCCACAGCATAGCCTATAAGCTGGGACACATAGCCAAAGTCATCTGCGTAGGCTAGTGAATCATAGCTGGCAAACTTGTTGTCGTAACCGTAGGGTGTAGTTGATTTAACATCGTCTACCTTACCATCCAACACCATGTCATACTCACCATTGATGTCAGCATCACCTACCTTTAGGGTGACCTTATCATTATCACCAAACTCTACACCAGCTGCACGTAGTACACCCTTGAACATAGCCTCAGTCCAATCACCCATCAACATGTTCAACATGAATGATGTAGGCTTCTGAACGTCAGTGTCTGGGTTGTTCTTCGCAAACCACAGCTGGCATCTAGGCCGTCCAATGTTGGACATACGCAAACGAAACTCATCACGTGGCCCACCATTGAACTGCTTGTTGAGAGCAGCAGCCACATCAGTGGCTACTCCTTGTATTATCTCTTCACTCATACTTGCTTTGCCATTAATAGCTGACCGCAAGAATGCGTGTACTGATAGCTCAGCTGGGTGTATCATCCCTCGAACTCTCGTACTTCTACGATAGAGCCTACGATCTTAGCGTCTTCATCTGAGATAGAACCTGAAGCAGCATCCTTGTGCTTGCCTTCTATCCAGCTGTTAGTGCCAGCAATCCAATCAATAAAGTCTTGAAGGATCTTACTATCAGTTGCGCCATATGGAACCTGCTCACCTAGTGCAGGTACAATGATGGCATACTTACCGCCAGATGGTAGGTCACGCTTAGCACTGCCTAACTTGAGGGTGTGCTCTACAGGTGTCAGCTTCTTGTTAATGATCTGACTGATAGATGCATCCATAGCCTTCATGGACTCGTTGTTCTTCACATCCATTACGAATGGCATCTCTGCCTCAAGACCTTTGATAGCAGTGCCCATGTCATCAGTAGGTTTGTCTAACGTAAGCACACCAAGCAGTACACGCACCCGCTTAACACTACGGATGATTGTCTTCATCTCTTCAGGTAGTGACTGAAAGTCTTTGATGTATCCTGATGGACGCCCAAGGTTAAACTTACCTGTCGTATCCTTTAGGTCCATGTTGAGGTTAGCTGCCAGCAATGTCTTGTGCATAGCCTTAGCATCTGCATCCCACTTCTGCCACTGGTGACGCTGGGAGAAGATACGTGTAGAGATTGTCTTACTGTAAACAACCTCGCCATCAGGTAGTGTTACCTTATAGGCTCCCACTGGAACCTTGATGACATCATCCCCATCAGCATCTGTTACTGTGAGGGCTGAGTGTACTTGATTTACACGTGCCAAGGAGGACTGTGCTGTACTACCACCGCCACCAGTACTGATACCCATGGCCTCAGCCAGTGACATACCGTCTACTTTAAGTGCTACATCTGTTGTCATATTGTGATCCTTTATCAATCATATTTGTTAAACGAAGCTAAGTTATAACCTCATACGTCATGTGTGTCAAGCCAATTAGGGCCAATCTTTGCCTCTAATAGTAGAGGTACATTCATCTTGACTTTGTAGTAGTCGTAGATGATTTGGTTCAGGTCCATATTCATAGAGTTAATGATCTCTATCACCTGATCTTTCTCGTAGGGGTGTATGTCTATGACCATTGAGTCATGCACACTGTTGACCAGAGTAGATCTCATAGGCATGAGCCTATTCTCTAGCTCCACTAACACTACAGGTACGACATCCCCCGTAGCAAACCCCTGCACTGGGTAGTTTTTAATCATAGTAAAGTTCGTTGGTGAACCATTAGGCCTCCTCTCTGTATTGGGGAAAGCATACTGCCTACCACCCACGTTAGTAATCTTCTGATACCGTATAGCCTCATTGCCTAGCTTCTTATGCCAAGCAGCAATGCCCTCATACTTCTCAATGAAGTGGTGGTAGTACGATGCCTCTGACGGTGTACGGCCATAGCCTGTGGCCCCGAACAGAGGTGCGAAGGTGTGCTCCTTAGCTTCCTGACGGGTAGTTACCTGTCCTGCATCACTGATAACCTTAGCTGTGTAGCTGTGTACGTCAAACCCTGATGCAATCTCTGAGATAGCTAAGGCATCTTGTGACAAGAATGCAGCGACACGAAATTCTAGCTGAGCAAAGTCAGCTTCCATGATGCTACCACCTTCCCAACGTGACACGAATACTTTCTTTACAGGAAACGTACCGCCTCGTGGCATGTTCTGCATGTTAGGGTTGCGTCCTGAGAACCTACCTGTGCTAGTGATGTGCTGCGTCAGGCCTACGTGAAGGTATCCATCCTTCTTTGTGAATACAGATATGCCATCAACGAAGGATGACAGGTAGCTGGTTATAGCTGTCAAGCGTTTGTAATCCTTAAGAAAGTCTAGTGCACTGTCCATGTTGTTAGCCCTAGCTGTAGTCATAAGGGTAGAAATATTAGCCTTACCAGTACTAAAGCCATTGGCACTGACCCACTTCTTATTAGGTGGCATGAAGCCAAGCCCCGCCAACTCATTGGACTTCCTTAGCTGGTAGCCCCTAGCATCACAGTCCTTACACTTGTTAGGTCTGGCATACTTTGTGCCATCCTTCCTTACTTTATAGGTTTTGCATTGTCCCTCACAGGTAGGGCAGGTAAACGCAGTAGTCTTACGTACCTGTGTACTGTTAGCAAACACTGCATCTCTGTACTCTTTGTCTGTCTTAGTGAAGTCAAACAAGCCAGCCCATTCTTTCTTGTTAATCATACTACGTGAGAACACAACCTGTGACATTTGCTCAGGGCTGTTAAGGTTGATAGGAGTATCACCCATCAGCTTGCGTACCTTAGTCTGTAGGCGTCCCCCTAGCTCAGCCTTCTCTGTCTCAAACTCAGTACGCACAGATTCCAAAGCATTCAAGTCTACCTTGAGGCCTGATGAATACATACGACATAAGCTAAGGCATACCTTGAACGTAATGTCACGGATGTTGATAAGAGATTCTGACTCAGGCTTAGCGTAGTCTTCCTGTAATGCTACGTACAATGCACGTGTGGTGGATAGGTCACACTGTAAGTAGAAGGTAAGCTCAACCAAAGGTATCTCACTAGTGTTGACCCCCTGCTTGAAGTAAGCCTTGAGTGTACCGTCCTTCTGAAAGTCTAGCTTACGGCGCAGCGCACAGTTCTCTAGGCTAATGGACTTCTTCTTTAGCTTACCCGTAGGTGTTGTCTCCATGTGGGCACCCCTCATCAAGACGTATTCAGCTAACATAGTGTCGTATATAGCACCACTATACTTGAAGCCACTCTCCCATAGCCACGGCATGTCATGCTGTGCATTGTG